ACTGGGCGGCATTGGTTCCAAGGTTAGACCCCACCCCCCATACCTCGCCCGCTGTCTTTGCTCCGTGGCATTGCCTGCATAAGATTTGTATGTTACTCGTATCCCATCGCTCACCGCCTTGGGCTAGTGGTACTATATGGTCAAGGTGTAGCTCCTTACCTTCTGGTGTAGCACCACACGCAGCACACTCACCACCTCGGCGGCGTATTACGTTAAGGCGGAACTTGCGCCATTTGTTATCCGAGTACAGCGTTTCACGCTTGTAGTCGTTGCGGGTTGGTGCGCTTTTGTGCTTCAGATATTGCATAAGTAGTTAATTCAGTTTGTAGGATTGACGCGGGAAAATTAACTACTTAACTACTTTTTCGTAAAACTTTTCATTTGCAGGGTTATGCTAGTGGCTTGGTAGGTAGGGAGCCCTATATATATTTATATATAAAAGTAGTTAAGTAGTTAATTCCTTGGGTGTAACCGCTTGGTATTGTGTACGTTGCGGAATTAACTACCCAAATAAAGTAGTTAATTAGTAGTTAATTGTGGTTAATGCCTGTACCATACGTGCGTTGTCCGTTGTACGGTACACCTTTAAGGGCAGTCCTAGCTGCTTGATAAGGCCCCGCATCTTATTGCGTGCGAAGGGTCGGTTATTGCTTTCGGAGCAATACAGACAGTACCCTGTGTAGAACTGGGCGAAAGTAACCTGGTCGCCTTGGCGCATAGTTAAAGCATCGTCGTAATAGGATTGCAAGCTGTTAACCGAGCTGCGGTACTCTGCTAGCTCTACCACGTTGCTAGGCACCTCTGTAAAACGCTTTTGCTCTACCAGGCGCTTATACCCATTTAGAGCCCAGTTAAAGATACCGGGCAGCTCTTTGTACAGCTTGCTTTGTAGCTGCCAGTCCTCACGTCCTATAAAGCTGTTATTAAAGGTGAGCACCACTAGGCGACGAAATACTCCGTTTGAGGTATCGTCCACCTGGGGCAGGCCGTTGGTGGCAAAAGTAAGCTTGGCCTTTGGCGTAAAGTCAAAGGGTTTTTTGTACTTGGGGTTGGCCGTTAGTATTTCCTGCGCTACGGCTTTCTTAAAGCCCGTGGTACTGCTAGTTTCCTTAAAGCTTATTTCCGTGGAGCAATTAAGCCAGGCATCGGCTAGGCGTTCAAGCCCTCGTTGCTCTCCAAACTCCGACCACTCCAGGCGCGTTACCTTGGGCACCATACCGGCCAGCGTATCCAGCACCACGCTTTTACCGTTGCCGCCGTCGCCGTACAGTACAAGCGCTTTGTGAAAGTTAAGACCTCGGCAGATCGTGTACCCAAACCATTCCTGTAAGAATTGCACCTTTTGCGCCTGGTCGTCGTCGCCCTTAAATACGTCCTCTAGGAAGTTAAGCCACACGGCAGGCAAAGCCTTGGGCACGTAGTTAAAGGGCATTAGTCCGGTAATACGGTGCTCACGTATAAGGCTTACGTCTTTTAACAGTATGCCCTTTTCCAAGTCAAAAACTCCGTTTGAGAACGCGAGTAGGTGAGGGTTGGTGTTTGGCTCGGCTGCCAGCTCCACAGCAAGCCGGTGGATGATAAAACCCACGTTTGTAGTGCTGGCTCTTTCTTTGAGGGTATGTATAATTGCATAGCGAATATCATCTTCGGGCAGCACCTCGTAAGCGCCACCATTAAACACATAGAACTGTCCAGCGCTAAAAAAAGCGCTTTTAGCGCTTAATTGGTGCAGTAACATATTACCGCAGGTGTAGTGGTCTTTTACGCCGTCTAGGGCTTCCAAAGTGGCCATATTTCGTTGAATTTATCTTTAATGTCGTCGGTAGCAAAGTGGTAAATAAAGTCCGAGCTGTGAGTAGCTAGGTCCTCAATGTAAAGCGCCCGGTAATTCGTGCGCAGTATAAACAAAAGGCAGGACTTTAAACGGTCTTCCATACGTACCAGCTCGGCACGTTCCTGCGCCCTTTGCGCCTGGAGGCTGTCGTACCAGCGCTCCAGGTTGTGCAAAGGGTAGCCGCGCTCACTTTGCGAGGCTAGATAAAGCTGCAAGCTGTCCATCGTTGTAAGCTATGTTTATTTCGGTTAGGTACAGCTGCGTGAAGCGCTCCGCGTCCACTATTACGCCATTCGCTGCCAGGCTATTTAATAAAATGCCTATGCTCGTATTCTCAATATCGGGTTGGGTCGCTTTGTTCGGTTCTGTGGTATTTTTTGAGGTCATAATCTTTAGGTTTTTTATCGTAAATAATAAAGCCAAAATGATTCAGAAAAGCGTTCGTAAAGTCGTTCGGTAGGTAGCCAGCTTCAATACATCTATATTTTCGCCTTTCTCTATCTTCGTAGCAATTTGCAGAAGCGATATAAGCTCTTGCGCTTGGCTCATCGTTAACACCGCTAAAGCCGTCTTTCGGTTTCTTTTCCATAGTACTACGTTAAAGCCAAAGGTAGGCATACGTTCCAGGGTACCGTGCAAGTCCAGGCCGCGCTCTACGTGCTTACATTGGAGATTAAAGCGCCCGGTGTTCACCAAGTCCATACCGGCATCGTCTGCCGCCTTGCTCATTAGGCGGGCAGTCGCAACTTGCGGCCAGGTCGGTTTCAGCAAACGGGCACACGCCAGCTCCCAACGGTTCCCCTTTTGTTTTGCTTTTAGAGCCATATATTTCAGCTAGAAAGTTAAGGTGCGCGGCTATTTCGCCGCGCTTGGATTTCTTAAAACGGGAGGTCATCGGCTGGCTTGTAGTCAATTCCCTGCCAAAGGTCGTCAATGCTCTTACCGCTATACTCTTTTAGCTCCATAATAAGCACGCCGTTAAGGTATACGGTTAACCCTTTTTTGCCCATATATTCATACGCTTTTAGGGTACATTTAATGCGTAAAAGGCTATCGTTCCCAATAAGACCTTGGTAGGCTTTTTTGTCCAGCGTAAATACTTGGGGTAGGTTATTGCTTTTAGCTGTAATAAACGGAGCTACGCGTACCATTTGCTCGGTTTCCTTATCCATCTTTTCCACCTTTACTACGGCAGCGTATACACGCTCTCCGAGGTTAGCCAAGTCGTCTATACTTTCCTTGGAAAGAATTAGGTTAAGCTGGTACTTTTTGCTGAACTCGGAAGGGCCGGAAGCTTCGGTTACTTTTGCCCATTGGGCTAGGCCAGTCAATACAATGCTATGGCCTTTAGTGTAGTCGGGTGTAGTCATTTTAGAACGGTAATTTTAACAGTATCGGTTGTGTATTTAACTTGGGAAGGTGGAAACAGCTCTCCGGTTTCCGGGTCTAGGATATGGCGGCCTGCCTCGTAAGCTGCGCGGGCCATCTTTGCCTGTTGCTCAATGTGGTGCAGCTTGCCTTTGAGCACTAGCCATTCGTCTATATGGTCAAAGCTATGGCGTGCCGTGCCTGCCATAAATTCCACGCGGAAGCCTTTGTAACTAGTAGCGCCGAGGTCTTTGATTTCGGCCGTGGCTTGCTCTTTTACCTGATCTAGGCTATCCTCCAGTAACTTAATCGCTGTGCGAATATCCACTACCGCCTGGTAGGCTGGTATACTGCCGCCCTCGACCTGGTCAAGCGTGCGGGTGAGTAGGGCTAGGTCTACCATTGGGAAGGTACTTCATAGGTGGATAACGAGGCCAGCTCAAAGCGGGCTTTTTGAACACGCACCAGCGCTTCCTGCATTACCAAAAGGTAGTAACGGTCAGCAGGCTGTGAGCTCTGCGCAAAGCGACTATGCAAACTATTGAGGGTGCTTTCCACACGGGAAAGGTGGCCCTCTGCGGCTTCCAAACTATGCACTTTTTAGCTGGTTTAGGGTTTTGTCCATAAGGTCTAAAATGTCCTTTTTGTCGCGGATAAATAGCAACACCTGGTATATGCGGGTGTAGCTTTCTCCGGTGAGGTCGGCAATAACGCGAGCCTGGGCGCGCGTATTGTGGAAGCCGGCAGCGTGGAACGCCGCGAGCTTCGCGTAGTATTCCGCACTCACGACGCTAGCCAAAAACAAAAGTAGAGCCAGGCAAAGCCAAGGGCGCCTACTTTAATTGAGAAAAGGATTTCTTTTTTCATAAGTAAAAGAATTAGGTATTAGGATATGGCAATACTACGGCGCTTGTTTTAATTCTGCAAACTTTTTTTAATAAAAATAAAAAAGGGGACCGAAGTCCCCTGTCAAGCATCGCAGTATCAATTACTTATCTTTCCTAAATACCTTCTCAATAGCTGCTTGAATGATGCCTGGGCGTTTCAATACCAAACCAACTAGGAAGCTGATTAGCATTACAATCATTTCGTCCTGTGTCATTTGTAACGTAAGTACTGCGTTTTTTTACCGACCTGCACCGCCCGCAGTATTTCGCGGCTCAAGTCGTCTTTATCGTAACTAACGTGCACCCAGTCGGGGCCATCTTCTAAATTACCAAACTCAAAAATAAGCTGGGTAAAGCTCCCGTAAGCTTTGAGTAGGTTAAATATCTTCATATTCTCCGCCGCGCTGCCCTGATCAATATCCACCGCCATACCTAGGCAATGGTGCGAAGCAAGGCTACCGCCTACCAGCTTGTTAAGGGCTGGGCTTCGGTACCCGGAGCTTATGCGGATAGGTCTGCCGTACAGCTTTCGCAAGGGCTCTAATACCTCGTTACACAGCGTTACGAGGTTAGCCGCGTGCTCTTTTCTTGGCGCGTTGCTTATGCCCTTACGTGCGGCCGTGGTGCTTTTGGTAAGCTCGGCGTAACTGAAGTGCTCACTTAACTGCATTGCGTTTCTCTTTGAGGTAGTCGCGCCTCCACTTCCAAAGGGTATAGCCGAGGTTAGCAAGCATAAGCACCAGGCCGAGGGCTAGCTGGGCGTTACTAATAATAAGGCTCAACAGGCTAAACAGCCAAAGCTTTACGGTGTCGTGTACGCTGTGGTCGGTCATAACTCAACAGGCGCGGGAGGTTGGCAGCAAGGTGCATCGGGGTTCACCTGGCAAAATTCGGCTTGGTATTCGCTTTCCCACCCAGCAAAGATATGCACCCCACACGGGTCAGGCCACACAACGTAAGCCGCAAAGCTGGTAGTTAAGGGCTCACCCGCCCATAAAATGTCTACGCTTATTTTGCTGGACTGCTTTACGCAGACCTGCATACCTTCCGGGTCGGTGCCCCACTCGGTACATAGCTTGCCAAGCTCTACCACTGCGGTAACTAGTTCGGTATCCCAAACCTTCTCCGTAATGCCGTCCAGGCTGGTAACGGTCTTTTGAATTTTAGCCTTTGCTGTCGCCCATTGGGTAGGCGTAAACTCGTATTTCAGAAATTTCATAGCGTGGTAAGTTCTGCCAGTTGGGCGTTGGTTAAACGGGTCTTAAATAAAAGTATTTCAGCTGTGCGGCTGTCGGTTTCAGCAACTTGCGAAATATAGTTACCTCCGAAGTCAATCTGCGACGTTCCACCTACGTTACCGCTTGTATCGCTCCCTACCAAAACTCCGTCAACGTACAGGACAAAGTCGTTCTGCTTGTATGCTGCCGCCACTTTATGCGTTCCGCTACTTAAAGAAGACCCGCTGAAGTCCACTCCAGTAGTTGCGGCTGCCCTCACATAAAAGCGTGGTACGTTGTTTTTTTCAACGCCTAAAAATATCCAGTTATCACTCGTTCCGTCTGAAAGGTTCAAACGATATTCACTATCGGTACGCTGGGTTTTATTTATCTCAAAGTAAATAGTCCCCTCCGTCTGCCCAATTAGCGAGCTTATGCCCGTCTTTGAGGCAGCATCGGCCACACGGGTAACAGTTGCGGAAAGCGTTGGAATGTAACTGGTGGCGTAGCTTCCTGCTTCAAGTTGTGCGCCCCAAGCTAAAACATTTGCATTGATAGATGCAGCGTTTAATGCGCTAATACCTACCTCCACTTGGTTGACTCCGCTTGCTGGAACAGTAAATGTAATGTCAAATCTTTTCCATTCAGTCGTAGATACCAACGAACTTATATTTACAACTTGGAAATTTTCGTTTACCAAAGTGTTACTGTTGCCAGTTGATACCCGTAAAACTAACTGGCCATTGTAATTCTGTGAGGGTAATGCCTTTACATAAATGCTGTATGTGTACGCAGTTGAGGCCGTAACTGAAATACGTTGTAAAACATTACTTAATGGGCTTGTCAAGCTAATTGTATCTGCGCTAATAGTCCCGTCAGGGGCTGTACTTGTGTTTGCAGTTACAGACGCTACCGACCAGTTACCAAATAAATTAGATTGCCAAGCCGCATTATTTATCTGCTCCGAGTAAAGCGCAAGGTTCGTGCGCTGTGGTTCCAGCAACAGGCGAGGACAAGAACTACCTAAATAGTCAAGACGGGGTACGTTGCTAGCTACGGCCTCAATTAGACCGCTGGCATTTACCCGCGTTGCGGTGCTTGCCCGCGAAAATGAAAGCTGCCCGTCTGTGGTAAGCGGCTTTTGCGCGTAGATAGTGGAAGCCTTGTAACCCGAAGGAATTACTACCAGGCTCGCGAGGTCGTAGAATTGGCTCATAGCAGGGTTTGAATGGCATTAATAGTGCAAGTCCGCGCCTCTACTGTGCCGCTGTCTGCGATAACGTAAGCCTCGTAGGTGGCGAACAAAGAGCCGGCGTAATTGCCCGACGCTAAGGTAATTAAAAAGGTGGCGGTATTCATAAAGCGCAAGGGTTAAGTTCTACCGTACCGCCGTTACTAATAACGTAGGCATAGTATTGTAAGTTTTTAGGCAGTTCGTAGGCTATCATTAGTCGGAAGGTAATAGGTCGCCATCTATAAACTCGCGGTATGTAATACGGGTACTCCTTTCCTGCATAGATAGGTTAACCATTTTATAGTCCACCGCACCCCAGGTAAAGGTATGGTTATAGGTAAAGTTACCGTCTAGTTCAATTTCGTAATACTGTTGCGTCCGGTAAGCCTTGCGGGCTATCTGGTTAGCAACAATTTCCAAAAGCTGGTTTAACTGGTTATTCCATTTTACGTTAGCGTTGCCGTTTCCTGTAACGGTTGCCGCCGAGCTGTACCAACGGAAAGAGCCAGGTAGTACGGTAGCGTTGTTCTGCACTATGTCGGTTACGCTGGTTCCAAGCTCTAGCGTCTGCCCCAGCACGCGGCTGGTGTTATCGGCAATATAAGTAACGTAGTCCGGTGCGCCGTTTTTGTACTCAAAAGTAGCCTGCGCCGCAAAGGTTAGTCCGCCCACGTTACCGGTTCCCGTAACTGTAAAGAAAAACGGCTCCGACCCAATAGCGGGAAGGTTCTCCAGGTCGTAATTATTAATCGTTTGCGTTTCCTCAAATATCGCAGGGTCGGGTAAAGGATTCTCCGCCAAAAAGTTTACGACGTAGTCAATAGTAACCGGAGTAGTGCCCCAGGTGGTACCGTTGTAATAAAAGCCGTTGTATTTGTAGGTAAGCTTAAAAGTTATGGTGCGGTTGGTTGGTGGGTAGTTACCGGGCAAAGTGTAACGCGCTCGCAGTTCACCGTTAAAACGAATATCTGCGGTGCCGTCGCTTACCGGGTTTCCTATTTGTAGGTTATCGTAAGCTAGGAAGGTAGCGCCCTCGTTCCATATAAAAACGCTACCCACGTAAGGCGCAGTAATGCGTACCTCGGCGGCCGAAGGCTTGTAAAGCTCTAGGCCGTCGCTGTACACTACCACGGACTGCGTGTATGCCGGTGGCGTTATCCGCACTATAAAAGCCCCTCCGGTGTCATAATTGTTATACCAAGCCGGGGTTTTAATATGGCAGCTTCTAAATACTAGGCTTCCTTTGTCTTGGAAAAGCTGTAAGTTAAATGCCGTACAAATATCCTGTATAACTTGGCGGCTGCTTTTTGGCTCATTATTGGCAAATATCAAACCATCGCGGTAAGTTCCGGTAACGTACATACCGCCCTGGTTGGTAAAGCTTACTATATTGTTGGTAGGCTGGTAGTGCTCACTAATATAGAAGCCGTCCTCAAATAGGTAAATAAGCTCGCAAAAGGTAAATACCTTGGCTATGGTGCTGGTAAAGTTCTTTACTTCCTGTACGGTAAAGTAGTCCGCCTTTTTGTCTAGGAATTGGAAGCCGTCGGTAGCTGTTATTTTTACGAAGCGCTTGCCGTTGGTTACCTCAATTTCGCCAAGGTCGGGAGTAATAAAGCCACGCCAAACCACGTTAATACCTTCGTGTACCTCCAGCACCCAGTCGGGAGTAGAGGTAAAAAAAATGGTGCGGAAGTCGCTATAATCTGGAGCGTTGCCTATGGGAAAGAAAGACGCGGAGCAACTGCTAGGTACTATTCCTGGCAGTACGTTATCCTGTGGGCTGTAGTCAATAGACCAGTCCGCAACGCCAATTTCCAAGGGCGGCGTAAAGTCAAAGCCCTGGTAAGTTGTGCCTAGGTCAAATATCTTAAAGTCGTACCTGGCCGTCTTTGCGTAAAATACTAGCGTTTTAGCCACCCCCGCGTTGGTAATTAGTTCCGCTTCTTACGGTAGACAAAAGTAAGTCCTGCCCGCTTACGCGTCCGGTAAAGTTAAGGCCTCCATCCACACTACCAGTTAACGGATTAAAGGTACTGCCGGTTAAGCCGGGTAGACCCATTTGGCCGCCCACTACCTTAAAGATATTACCAAGGCTTACGCCTGCCCCTATGCCCATACTTTTAAGGATAACGGAAAGAGCCAAGGCTGCGCCTGCCGTTGCTGCTAATTGCAAAGCCATCTTTTTAAGGCCGTCTAATAGCACTTTGAAAAAGTCCTCTCCGTTGGTAAGGGCTGCGCTAAAAGATTGCTGTAATACGTTGCCAATGGTGCCAGCAACGGCGTTAATTACTCCGTTAAGGTTTTGGTATTGCGTTACCACGTCCACAATACCGGGTATGGTTTCCTCTACCGTATCGGTCCAGGTGTTTGCAAAGTCCTCCAGCGCGGTCGTGTCTAGGGCATCGGCCATACGTTCGCCGTAGGTAAACCAGTAGTCAGAGCCAGCAAATAACTCGGCGTTTACTTCCTCTAAATAGTCGGGAGCCGTTTCGTTAAAGGCTAGCAATTCCCTTACCGAATCATTGTAACGCTCCAGGTCTTGGATTGTGCTTTTAATAGCCTTGCCCTGGTCTGCGATTGCCGCGGTAGTTTTCTGGATAGGTGTTTCTTCCTTTTGCGGAAAAGCCTGTTTATAGAGCTCGGCATAGTTCGGCGCCTTGCTCATTGTGGCGCCTCCGGTAGTACCTAGCAACCCGGTAGTAAGGTCTGCCAGGCCCTTTAATCCTAAACCTGGTAAATTGTAAACGTCAATAGCAAAGTCACGGATTTCCTTCAGCTCCTTTTTAATCCATCGCAGGGAGGTTACAACGGCCGGAGCAATAGCTCTACCAAAGTCCGCTTTAAAGTCCTCCCATTCGGTAGCGAATTGGCTCACCTCTTCGGTAGCGCTTAGGGTGCTGGTTCCCATTTTGGCCAGTTCCTCCTTAGCGATTGCCGCCACGGCCTTGGTGACGTCGCCAATGGTTGCCGCTTCAGCGCTTACTCCGCCTAGGCGTTCCTTTAATTGGATGGCAGAAATTCCAAGGTTGTCCAGGATTAGCGGGCTCTTACGTCCAATACCGGTTACAATAGAGTTTGTAAGGTAGTCTACTTCCTGGCCAGTTTCCCGGGCGCGAGCCTGGGCAAAAGCAAATAAATCGGCCAGCTCTTCAATAGGTATACCAAAGTTACCGGCCTGGATGGCTTGCTGCAGTAGCTTCACCTCCGATACCATTCCCTTGGTGGACGCTTTTAGCTTCTCCAGGTCTGCGGCATTGCCAAACCGCTGAAAACCTTGCTCCGCCGCTGCTAGCTGGTCGCCGAGCTTTACGGCTTCCATCGTAAAGTCCTGGATTACTCCGACGGCAAAGGTTGCGCCAATGAAGCCGCCTAGGTTTTGTATGTTCTTGGAAAAGCCCTGGAGGTCGCGGTCTAGATTACGGATACCATTGCGAAACTCCCGGGTATCTAGCCCGAGTAAAAGCCTGCTAATTATTTGGTCCGCCATCTGTTTCTTTTGCTATCTTAAAAAGCTCACGAATACCGGAGCTGTATTTTTCGTCGTCAAACCTGAAAAAGTCGGTAGGCTTTAAACCCGACCGCTTTGCGTTTCCGCTAAAGTTAGCTACCACGGTAGCCAGCCATCGCGTGCGCTTCCATTCGTCCTTTTCGCCCTCTGTGTAAGCTTCTAGTACCGCCTCCACTTGTTCGCCTGTAAGGCTTAAAGCATCGGCTTTATTTAGACCTACGCGCCCGAGTAGGAGGCCCAGTAATTTTACTGGACCTCCGTCGGGAAAAAAGGGGCGTTGAGTAACGCCGGGAGCTCGTGCATTTGGGTAGCGCCAATTTCAAGTTTAAACGCGTCAAACGTCGGACGTTCTGCTTTATCCCAATACCTTTGAGAGTAAATAAGAGCCACCGTATCGGCCAAGCCCAAGCCTTCGCTCAGGTCTGCCATTCGTTTGCCTGTCAATTCCTCAAACATTAGCGCCGCTCCCAGCGTAAACTTTAAGCCCTTTTCCATTAGATAGTTGATTTCAGCAAAGCATTAGAGCCTTGCAAGTTGAAAGTAAAGGTACCGTTATCTTTGTCCGGCTGTGAGCTGGAGAAAGAAATAAGCACGGCGGTACCGTCTAGCTTGGATTCTCCAGTAACCGGAGTAACCGTACCAGCGGCGCAAGGGGCCAAACGTACCCAAACGGTAGTACCTACCAAGTCGTACAGTTCGTCCGGGTTCCACTTGCTAGCGTCGTCGTCGCCAAAGATAGCGGTACCCGTAGCAGTCCAGCTTTTAGCGTTCTGCGTGAAGGTGCGCCAAACTGCGTTATCCTTGCTAGTAGTTTCCCGGGTGTCGCTTGTAATTTCAAAGCTGCACTCCGTTTCATTGGCTAGACCTTTGTAGGTCGTGCCGTCGGTGCTCAATAGTACGCGAAATTCGGTACCTGAATTGGTTGCCATAGTTAGGTAGTTTTAATTGTAAAAGTAAAGTCAGCGGCCAGTATAACGGTTTCTTCGTCCTGGTTGTAAAGCGTTTGTAGGTTTGTCATCCACGCCGAAAGGTACGCAGCATTGCCGTTCGCGGCAAGGTAGTCGCGTATGCTTTGTAGTACGGTCTGGGCTGTATCCGCGTCGGTATGGTAAATGTAAACCTGGGCGTTCGCGTCCTGCATCTTGTAACCGTCTTTGGTTTCGGTCACGTCCACGCTGTCCAGTTGTAGAACAATATGGTTCGCCGTGGTACCCTGTGGGGCAGCCATAGCGTAGACCGGTAGCGCCTGGGCGGCTAGCAAAGCGTCGCGAATTATTTTAAGATAGTTCATTGAAGCGCCTGTCTTAATTTGCGTTGGAAGTGCGAACGTCCTACGCGGTCAATTTTAGCCCGGCTTTGTGCGCCTTCCCTTTCCCAAGCCTTACCCATATAGTCCTTGGCCTCGTAAAACTTTGAGCCAAAGAGCTGCATAAAGGGATAGGCCTGCCGGTTTTCCTTTAGAGCAGTAACTCGGGTAGGCCCTATCCAAACCCCAATCTGGTCTTTCCAAACCTTTACCCGTGCGCGGGTTATCTTAATGCTTTTCCAAAGGTTGCGACTGCCTGGCTTTTTAACTCCAGCGTAAGCTTCCTGCCGGGCTGCATTGCGTAAAGGCGCAGCCTCCGCACGCAGTTCCTTGTATAGTTCCTGTATGCGGATTTTTTCCGGTGAATTTTTTAGATCCCTCCGAAGTTTCTCAAAGCCTTGGATACCATTTTTAGGCATTGTCTTTGAGGCGGCTTTTAATTAGTGTGTACCGGCGGCGACCTTCGGGAAGGGCGCTAATAACCTCATAACGCTGGCCGTTGTGGTCAAGCTCCCAGCTGCCTAGTACGTCGGTGCGATAACGCACGCGCCACAACACTACGGCGGAGCTTTGCATTTGGTCGCTTACAAAAGCCTCCGTGCCTGCTTGCTCGTTAATTACCAGCTGTGCATAGCAAGTGCCAGCGCTCGCGAAGGAACGCAGCACCTGCCCGCTGTTATTTGTGGTAACGGTGGGCGAGTAAAGGGTTATACGGCGGTCTAGCGTCAAAGCGTGTTTTTGTAACGGAATAGCACGCGGTCAAAAAAGCGCGGACTAGATTGCGGCAAGTCGTCGCCGTAGTCGTATCCGTATTTTACACGCTGGTAGATAGCGTGCATAATATCTTTGGGGGTGTTAGCACCGTAACCGGCTGCGTAAACTACCTCCAGCTTATCGCCCTCAATGGAGGGGGTTAGTACGCCGTTTAGTAGCGTGTACTCCGTATCGGCTACATCGTCCACCTTAACGTGCGTAATAGCACCGAGGGGCCAAAAGGGCAGAGTGTAATACTCTGCCCAGTTGGTTACCACGGTTACCGTTGCCGTACCTACGACCACCTGCGCGTAGCTCAAAGCTTCCTCACACGCTGCGTTGTAAAGGAAAGTTAATAGGCTATCATCTGCCGAGGTATCTACTCGGCAAAAAGCTTTTACCTCTGTGAGGTTAATAGCTGCTGGGGTGTAGTTAGCGGTTGTCATTTAGATAGTTACGTCGTCTGCAATAACGAAGCTCTTTTGGCGCAAAATTGCAATGTCCATAAAGCGCTCCACGTAGATACGAACGGTTGAGCTCAACATTTCAGTATATGGGTCTACCAACAAAGTGGCACCGCCCCAGAAACCGAGCTGTACGTCCTCAAAGTTACCGAACAAAATACCGTAAGTGTCGGGCGTGCCGGTGGTCTTTTTGCTCAAAGTAGTTGAGTAGATATTGTAACCGTTTGCAGTTTGAACTGGGTCAAGCATACCCTCAACAAGGAAGCGGCCGGAGCCAGCGTCTACCTTGGTCTTTTTCAATTTGGCGACTACGTTCGGGTGAGTAACGTAACCCAGGCGGCCGTTCAAAGCGTTGTTTGCGGCCAGCAAAGCCTCCATATCTACCAAGTCGTCGTAAGAGATAGCTCCCAAAGCCAAGTCCTGCGCGGTACCGTTCAAAGCGGTGTAGATACCGGTGGGCTGGTTAGAGCTTCCAGTTCCTACCAAAACGGCAGCTTCCAAACCTTTGTTAAAGCTTTGGTTAAGCTGGTTAACCATACGAGCTTGGATACCTTGGCTGTACTCCTGTGCCAAAAGCTGGTTAGATACAGCGGCAGCGATTACGGCGCGCTTAGGCGACATCGTAATAGTTGAGAAAGTCAAGTCCTGTGCGGAAGCTGCACCGGTTTCCGTGTTCCAGTTCAGCGTGTAGTCGGTATCCTGTACAGGGAACTGTACATTTCCTACCAAGTTCTCGGCTACGGAGCAAAGTCCGAGCATCGGCGTATTGGGGTACAAAAAGTCAACGTAGCGTCCTGGGTCGGTGTAAACCAAGTCGCCACCCAAGTTACCGCCGGTGCCTCCGGTTACGGTGTTGGTACGCATTTCCTTGTTAAGGAAGTCGGGCAAGTGAATAGCGCCCATCTGCGCGTCGCGGGTGTCCAAGCCCAAGCGGCGACGCTCGGCCAAACCTTCCTGGTTCATTTCGGCTTCCACTCCGGTAAGCTTACCGGTGCGGGCTTCGCGAATAGCCTTAACAATGTTAAAGCGTGCCATATCGCGCTTTTGTGAGGAGCTCAAACCTCCGGCCAAAGCCGAAGCGTCCACTCCAGCCGCGGGGTTTTCCGCGGATACTTGAATTGGGTCCATATTATTGGGGGTTAAAATTTCGGTTTGTTCGGGTTCTACCGCCTCGGCCGCCAGGGCGCTCTCCAGGCTTCGCATCGCCACAGCGGTAGAGGGGTTTGCCCCGCGCGGCGTGAGGCTAATATCGTAGATTTCTGCGACCTCGGTAATAACGCGGGTAGGCTTTTCGCCCTTCACGTTCTCCCAGCGTTCGCTTTTTACGGTGAAGGCCCAGCTAGCCTGGTCTAGGTCGCCGCGCTCAATTAGGGTACGGGCTTCCTTTCCGGTGTTGGTTTCGGGTGCGCTAAACTCAAAGTAAAGTCCCTGCTCGTCTGCGCGAAGCTCCAGCGTGCCCTTTCCTTTGTTACGACGTGCAAGCACGTGGTCGTAACTGTGGTTTAGAAGCGCGTGAATATCGTACCCGTCCAGGTTTGAAAAGGCGCTGCGCTCTATGCGCTCGTTAAAAGCGCCCATATCGTAAGCCTCGTAATTGGCTGCATAGCCAAAAATAAGACCTTCCTGCGCTCCGCCGTTAAGCGGTAGGCTCCGTATCTCCCTCTCTGTTGATTGTGCCATTTTGTACGTCGTTAGTGGGTGACATATGCAAAGGCTTGTTATACTCGTCGCCATCTTCAATAGGCGGCAAGCCTTCGCTCTTTCTAATTTCGTTCGCGCTAATTGCGCCAATGTTCCAATAAGATACGTTTCGCTGTACCTGGGCCAGCATATCGCCACGCATAAGGCTTTTAAGGTCTAGCTCAAACTCTAGGTTTCCAGTTACCAGCTTGTTGGTGAACTCCATCTCTATTGCTTCGCAAAGCGGGCGGATACAGTCGCTAACAAACTGCGCGTTTTGCGCCTCAATAGAACTGTTAAAGCTGGATCCCTGGAGGTGGCCTACTTTGTGCGGAGGTACCTTAAAAATGCGGCAGATTTCCTCAACGGAGAAACGCATACTTTCAATGTACTGCGCTTCCTGCATTGAAATTGAAACCGGCTTATACTCTGCCCCTGCCGTAAGTACGGCGGTCTTACCGCTGTTCGCACCGGAGTAGCGGCGGTCAAATTGATTACCAAGCTCACGCAAGCGGTCAACGTCGCGAATACTGCCGTCCAGTTGCAGGATACCCTTTGGCATCGCACCGTTCCCGTAGAAGCCGCCCAGGTGCTTATTGGCCGCCATAGCGGTTCCAATAGTTTCCTTTGCGTAAATGATAGGGGAAAGGCCGTTAATACCGTCAATAGTCCACGCTTTGAGGTGGATTATTTGGGAAGGTTGCAGGCGCATAGTTACGCCGCCCGGTAGGTACAGGCTGTAAATAAGCGCGCCGCTAGTAGTATCAATAGTTACTAGGTCGGTATCAATAAGCTCCAAAGCCGTAATGCGGCCACGGCTACGCACCGGCAATACATAGGCGTTACCACGCAGCAAAAGGCTGTTAATGATAGCCTGCCGCCAATAGTAGCTATTGTAAGCCTCGGAGGGCTTGCGGCTTACAAGGCGGTCTAACTCCGTGCTTACGCGCGTCTTACCGTCTTCGCTTTCCGCGTAAAGGTGGAAAGGCAGGGAGGCGATTGTATCGCTAATAAGGCTAACGCAAGCGTAGACCGTGGATACCGTTGGTGCGTTATTGCTGTTGACGTTTTCGCCCGCGTTGGTGCTGGTGCCGCCGATTAGCTGGTATAGCCAAGGTTTCGGGGAAATAATGCCGGAAATACTCCGGGTTACTCGTTGTAAGAGTGAGGCCATTGCGCAAATATTACGAAGTACATTCTATCAATGCAAGCTACACAAAAATAATATCTTCCGTTTGGTAAACGGAGGTATTCGCCTGGGCGTTATGGACGTAGCCGGCTAGCGCAGTAATAAGCGCGGCCGTGCCGTCTATCTTATCCGGGGCGTTCTTTTTGTTAAAAGTCCAGTTATCGTTTTTGTCAATTTGGAGCGTGGTGTTACTGATATGCCAAGCCGTAACCGGGTTGCCGTCGTGGCCTATCCGGCGCTGTTGCACCAGCCGGTAGAGTAGCTTCATAGGCTCATTTATCATAAGCACGCCCTGCCGTACCTCAAAACAAAACTTTGCCCCAAACTTTTGCCGTACCTGGTCTATGGTTTCCGCTGCGTTCCACGGGTCAAAGAATACAGCCTCTACCGGCCACTCGTCGCATATCTCCAGTATGCGGCGCACGCGGTCGGGCGTGGTGTTTACCTCACCCGGCAATACCTCAACGTGCCCGTTTTTCATCCAGTTGCGCACCAGGTTGGGGTACTTGTTTTTCCGCTTGTTCATACTGTGCTCCGTTATCTGGTAATACTGCTTTGTGTAGAAGCGGTCGGCTCCGTCCCAAAAAAGTAGGACGTAAGCCGTCCAGTCGTTGACGGCTGCCAAGTCCACGCCGAGGTAGCACCGCCAGTTAGCTAGTCCAATAGGTTCCTTCGCGGCGCACCGGTTCCAGGTTCCTAGCTCAATGTACGGTTGTGCGCTGCCTGCCCATTGGTTTAGGTGCAGCTTTCGCAGGGAAAGGAGGGTCGGCTCGTCGTGCTTTGCGGTGTTGCTCAATTCCTGTAGGTACTCCATCGTAACCGTTACCCCTAGACTAGGGTTAGCCTTGGCCCATACCTCCGGGCTGTGCGGGTCTTCGGTATCCTCTGCGCCGTAAATGATTGGCAAAAAACTAGCGTCCTCAATATCGCCGGCCAGCACCTTTGTAGCGTAGTCGTGCCACTTGTGGGCAAAGGTGAAGGCACCGCCGGCCGTGGTAATGGCCACCATCTGCGACGGCCGGGCAGCCATTGAGGTACGCAAAGCCTCCCAAAGCTCCGGCCCCTTGTGCTCATTCCAGGCGTGGACCTCGTCGCAAAGAATTAGAGAGGGGTTTGCTCCGTGGTTACTTAAGCCGTCGGAGGTAATTGTTTTAAGGAAACCGGGCTTTCCCTGTAGGTGGATTTCCCGGCGGAAGGGAATTAGGGCCTGCTTTAATACCGGATTCATTAGGATAGTATTGCGGACGTAGCCAAAAAGAATACCGGCTTGCTCCCTGGTGGCGGCGGCAATAATTACCTGGGGGTTGCTGTTGTCCTTCCAGCCTTTGAGTAGGTGGGCTATGGCCAGCATAGCAATAAAGGCGCTCTTACCATTCTTACGCGGGATCTCCAGCCAAACCAAACGCTTCCCTTCGCTTCGGCGGATTAGGTCGCGCTGCCATTCCATAAGCTGTACCGGGGTGCCGGCCTTTGCGTCCTCGGTTAAGACACAATACTTTTCTATTATCTCTTCAGTCCAGGTCACAGGTCTAGGGTCATTTGGTTGCTGATTTCTTTCTGCAGCTTTTCTATCATTCGCTTTGCCTGGGCCAGGGAGGCAATGGCCGGATTGGCTCGGATGGTCATTTGGCCGCGGTCGGTGTACGCTTCAATTATTGCGCCGTGCTTTTCAATAGCGGCTTCGCAGTCGGCTTTGATTTTTAGCCACGTTTCTAGTTCTGTTTTCATAGGAAGGGGAGTTTGAGGTCGTCAAGGTCAAGTTTTCCCGAG